ATAAAGTATAAAGTCAAGACCAGTGTAGGACTGGGAATTGACATGGGTAATGACAAAAATCTCAAAAAGGATTTTTAAATTGCCCTAATACTGATGGTCTGTGTATGGACAGACCACGATATCAAGGCGTTTCCTTGACTGAAAATATTGAAAAACACGCATCAGCTATGTTATATCCTTTAAAAATAAAGCATCCTCATCCAGATTATGCTCAGTATGACAGACTTATTATAGATAAAATATACAATCGTGATATATTAACCACATACAAGAGCAATTCTGGACATTTCATTGAAATTAATGGTGTTGATTATGAAATAAATCCCTTCGACTTTGTTAAAGTAGAAGATATTAAGTGTTCATGTGATAATAAAATATTATATGAACAACTCTTTGGAGCAATAGATGATCACTATGATGATGTAATGGCTTATAAAAGCTGCAAACACACTATATTTGCAGCAGCCAAAAGACAGATGAAAATGGCTCCAACACCTGACCCAAAAGTAGCAGATGATTTCCTTACATATGCAAAAGAGAAGATTGAATCAGAAGTAGGAGAAGAGTTAACACACTTTGGCTACTCCTACCAACAATGGTTTGATCATTTGGATCGTTCAAAACAACAAGACATGGAAATGACTGCGCATTACTATAAAGGTGAAATGGAGTATCTTACCCCTAAACAAATTCAACAGATAGCACGTAAAAATTATGAAGGTATATGCAAAGTTGAATTACAACAAACTAATGGCAAACCACGTATGGTTTGCTCTATACCATTATTAACTAAATTTATAATGGGTCCTGTTTGTTGGAAATTAGAAGAGATTTTCCAAGATCACTTTAGAGGATACTGCGGGGGTAAAAACCTAACACAAATGGCAGATATGGTTAACCATTATGCTGCCTTAGGTTTTACAAAAGTCGTTGAGGGAGATGGTTCAGCATTTGATAATACCCAGGACATAACACTGAAAAGAGTAGATCACTATATATACAATCGAATAGCTGAACACATATACCATGTATCTAAAAAGGATTTCTTGCAAACTGCAAATGAAATATATAAAACCATGGATGTAGTAGCTATGAATGCTGATACTAAACAGAAGGAACTATTGTTTAGATATAGTATCCTAGGATCAGTATTCTCTGGAGACTGTGATACCACATTATGTAACACAGTCAGAATGGCTTTATACAATCGATATGTAAATGATAAAGCAGGTCTTGTGTATGGACAAGATTATGTAGCTTTTTCAAAAGGTGACGACTTTACAGTAATGTATAAGCCATATGTTGACAATGATTTTATCAACAAAGCATACTACAAATATTTCGTCAAAGCATTAGATGATCCTAGACAAGCAGACACCCGAGTGTATGGACTTGGGCAAGTTTTAAAAATGTTAGATTTTGGCGATTTATCCACTATCAAATTTTGCAGTCTACGAGCATGGTACAAAAATCCAACTGATATCATATTAACAAGAGATCCATCTAAATTCTACAACTTATCAAAATACTCACGTAAGATAAAGACAATGAATAATTACCAAGCAGCAGTTTACTGTTTGCAACAAGCAGAGGCACTAATGGTGAGTTACTCAAAGATAAAGTTGTTTGAATACATGGCAAGCGCATATCTCATCAAAGCTGCAGAATTTATGCAACATGCAACTAAAGCTCAACATGAGCAATTCACTAGAAAATTAATGAGATATGAACGTAGAATCAACACAGTCTGTAAGAAGCACACCACTGAC